TCGCCCAGACCCACGAGCTTGGTCTCCCGCAATTCCTGGCGGACGGCCTTTATTTCCTCCATGTGCTCCTTCTGGAGGCGGGTGATGGTCTGGTCCCGGCCCTTCAGGGCCGACGCGACCTTTTCATTCACCTGCTCGTTCAGGAAGCTGTCCAGTCTCCCCAGGGCCACAAGGTCTTCCTCACTGAGGACTCCCTCTTCAACCGCAGGTTCCGCCGGTACAACTTCGGTCGGGGTCTCGACGGTGGTTGGGGTCTCCGTTGGGGTCAGCGCAGCCTGCGGGGTGGCGGCCTCTGTGCCGGTAGGGGCGGGCGCCGGAGCTGCTCCCGAAGCAGTAGCCCTCGCCGCACGAGCCTCATCCGTCAGCAGGGGATCGTCCTCCGAATCAGGATCCACTACCTCCATCCGAATCCTCGTCACTTCGTCTTCGACGACTTTACCCATTGTTAAGGAACCTCCTCTTAGGTCTCTCCACTATTAGGATAGCGGATCGGGTGGTCTAATTGTCAAGGTGATCGATCATTTACACAGTTACTCGGCATCTTGGATGACCGGCGGTGTGAAGTAAGCGCGGTCGGGGTACTGTGCCTTGAGGTCGTTGGCCAACTGTATGGCTGCCTGGGTTCGTACCTTGTCCGAGTAGCCCTGCCGGTACAGCTCCACGTCTAGGCGGGGACTGGCCTCCCGGAGTGCGTTCCGCAGATCGGAAAGCGTGGGGGCATCCTCGCCCAGTTTGGCCACCAGACCTTGATTCAGGACTTCATCCACCACCAGCCACACGTCGGCACCCCCGGCACGTGTGCCCGCATCCAAGAGGGCCTGCTGCGCGGCCTTCTGGAGTGTAGGCAAGTCAACACCGAGGGCCTTTGCCACGGTTTCCCGCGCATTCAGATAGCCAGAAGGTTTGATGATCTCATCAAAGGCCTTCCCGAAGTCTCGGTGCAGCTCGCTCTCGTGCCTAGACAGATACCAATCCACGTCAGCGCGGTCTGTCTCCGATAGGCCAGTGAGTGTCGCCTCACGGTCGGCGTAGAAGCCTTCCCAATCGGTCTCCTGGGTCGCGGGGTCGGTGTAGGCATTCAAGTCAACGGCGAAGTAGGCGTTTAGGGCGCCGTCCACAGAGTCCGGGGGCGCCTCCTTGTCCTCGAACGCCAGGCCAAGTGCCGTCTGGAGTCCGGTGAGTTCGCCGAACTCCTGCCGCTGGAGGTCCGAGTACCGGGCGCGGTAGTCATCGCCTGCCAACTTCCCGGCACGGGCGGAGGTGTCCAGACCCTCCTTTTGGGTGCCATAGTTCGCCCGCACGCCTTCTGCTTGCTTGAGGTACTTGTCCCAGGAAGACTCCGGCCGGTACTGCTGCATGGGGCGGACGTAACCCTCCAGTACCGCAACTACTTCTGGACTGTCGTTGACCCGCTGGCGGGCGACACGGTTGTTGGTCAACTTGTCGTAGTCCATCCCGTACATCTGGTTGGAGATTTTGTTCCGGATGGCAGTCTGGGCCTCGCCGCCCGTCTCCGGGGAGGTGCGGAGACCGAAGAACTCGGCCACCGCCCGCGGTGCGCGAACCCGCCAATCTCCTTGCCCCTGGAGATAGGCGTTGACCGTAATAGGCGTGTAGTTGTCGGTGAAGTAGTTGAGCAACTTGCGGGGGTCGTCCACAAAAGCCGCAATGTCTACTTCCTGGCCGATGTAGTCCGAACCATACATGAAATCGGCGAACTTGGTGGAGGAGGGGGCCCCTTTAGTACGCCAGCCCCGAACGACTGGATTATTCCACACAAAGGCTTCCCAGTTGTCGTAGTTCCAGTTGTCCTTGTCGGCGAGTCCGGCCGATATAGCGAACCCGGAACGGTAGGTGCCGCCCAAGCCATACCAACCGCCAGCGATCTCCATAGCCATGAACTTCTTACCAGACATAGGATTGAGGGCCGTGGCGATCTCATCGAGGATCGCCTCTTGGCTTCTGCCCTGTATCGTCCCTCTGGCCGTAATGAGTCCGGAAGTTATAGCCGCCCCACCAAGAAGCATCTTGGCCATGATGAGCCGGGCCGCCGCTGGGGTGTAGCCAGAACCAGCCACGTAGGACAATGTGCCAAGGAAGGATCGCGTGTAGCGCGTGGCGAACCAAACCCACGCGGATTCGATCTGCATCTGGCGGGGCGAGAGGACGCCACTAAGTTGAGGCTGGCCTATGAGGGTGTCCGCAAAGCGGGCTATGCGAAACTTCTCATATTCGAGCGCCTCGCCGGTCAACCCTTTGGGGGCACCCATCATTCGCAGTAGTCTGCCTGGGGCTTTGGCGGCATCCACCATAGCGTCATACGCCATGATCCTGCCAAAGAGTAGCGAGCCCTCGAAGCCCCGCGTAAGGCGTTGTACCCCGCCGCGGGCCACACGGAACGGGAGGGTAGTCGCACCCAAAATCTTTCCGGTAGGGCCAGGACCCCCGCCCAACAGCCTGGTGGCCTCAAGGAACTCAGATTCAAGCTGCATATTGCCGCCATGTGCGGCAAAATCGCGGGCGGCGGGGCTCTGGATAAACCTGTAGAGCGCCCGTGGGGTGGCCATATCCCGGAATCCCTCGGCCATTGCCCGTGCCCAGAGTCTAGCACCCGCAGCAGGATTATCCGCCACCCAAGGAAGTGTTTGGAGCTGGATGGCGCCCCAGCCGGTGTCGGCTGTGCCGGTAAGTAGCATCCGCATAACGGCATTGACCTTCTGCGGGATGGTGATGGCGGGACTACGGGATCTCGCACCAGGACCAAGGAAGGTGGCCACCTGGCGGAGTTGCTCCTTTGGCATAACGCCACGGAAGCCGAACCCCAGACCCGCAACAGATTGCTCTGTCGCTTTCGGGCGACCGATTCGTATTACTCCCTTTTCTTTCCAGAAAGCATTGACCAGGGAGTTTCGCGCAATGCGGTCCATTCCCTGTATGTAGAGATCCGCCTGGTTTATCAGGCCGGGGCGATACCTTATTCCCAACTCCTCAATCGCCTGTTGCTGCTCCTCGATAACACGTCGAAAGAGGGCAGCAGGCTTTCCACCACCGGCCCCACTCTGCACGGACACGCCCCTTGCTGTAACCACAAAACGGGGCCAGTGGACATCCATGATGGCGATCTTTATGCCTGTAGCTGCCGAAGCTTCGGCAGTGGGGCCGACGGTCGTAGCATAGAGGCGCCGCAGCCACCCCACCTGCTCCGGTGTAAATCGAGAGACGTAGGTACTCTCCCCCCGCATTATGCTTTCGATTACATCCCCACCAGCGATCCACGCACCCTCGCGGCTGCCCGCGGCCGCGGGCACCCACATCTGACCGACGCCGTTCTCAAGAAACGGAACTCTGGATTCATTGAATGGCGCCAACAGCTCTACGCGCCGTGCGTCCTGCCAACCTTTGTTGAATACCCAGCGGGCCACACCCCCCATAGCGGGATCGTCCATAAGGGCCAACTGGTCAACGCGCTGAACGAGAAACTCACCACCAGGCACCCACTTTGCGAACACCCGCGCAAATTTCCGCAGAGCGTCATTGGCCTCCGGACGCTCCAAGAGTGCGTATGCTATCCGCTCTTGTAGTTCGGGTGTGAGCATATCCGCACCGCCAGCCATTGCTGGTAGTGCCTTTTCAGAGAGGGCCTGTGCTTCCGCAAGATCCGCCTCTAGGGTTCGACTGATCGGCTTTGCCAGAGCAATCGTTTCCGCGTCGTAGACCTGAGTGATTGGAGTCTGCGCCAAAACGGTGACATCCTCCGGCCGGTAGGCGACAGTGCCGCCGCGTATATCCGGGCGTTCTCGAACTGGTTTGGCCCCTTCGCGGACACGGAGGGTCAAAATGGTAGAGTCTTCGGTTCCTGGATTGGCCACAGTGTCGATAGACCGCGTAGCCCACACCTCTTTGGTACGTGACCCGGCGATAATCGCCTCGGCACGTTCTGGATATTGGGCGGAGTAGATTATGTCTGGGCCTGCCTCAACATCCGCACGTGCAACGGCCGGAATATCTGCTAGGGAGGTTGGGGTTTTCCTGATGCCGAGCCCCGCCCGCAGTTCGTCCGTGCCGGTGATGATGTAACCCTTCTGTCGGAGTAACTCAGTTGCAGGAGTTCCCGCAATGGGGTCGGCCGCCGCACGTTCCAGAGCGAAGCGGACACCCGCACGAGCAAGACCGGGAAGGGAGTGCAGCAAAAGAGGGCCCGCAATAGCAGCCCCGATACTACCGACATAAGGTGGTGCCCATCCCCGTTCCTCCGCCTCCGCCCCTGCCGACAAGAAACCCGAAACCTCCGCCATCGTTAATGCCTTCCTTGCCAACGTAGCGCCGGGGAAAAACGGCAGCGTGGCCAAGAAAGCGGGATCGCCCATCAGGTCTACCGTATTGGCAAGGATGTCAGTGAGGGCACCCGCCGGTAGGTTCTTGCGTATGGCGTCAGACAGGGGTGCCCCGAACCCGCTTACTGGGATCGCGTTGCCTGGTTCATATGGGGGTGCCAGCAGGGAAATCTGTGCCCGCTGAAGAAGATCCTGGAGTCCGGCATCGGAGGCAAGGTACGTTGTGTAGTCGTCTGGACGCTCTCCGGCAATAGAGGTCACGGCATCCGTGACGGCCCGCTGCGGGTTAAGGGTGCCCACTGTGTTGGCATAGTCCGCCCCCACAGTGCCCTCAACAGTCCGCCGGAGATCCTTTATTCCCTCCGGACTGTATGTCCCCACCTGATCCAGCAGAGCGCCCATCTGCTTCTCAGCGAAGAACATATTGCCGTAGGCATCGTGTATGTCTGTACTAGCGCCCTTGGGGAGTGTAAGGCCGCCTCCTATCTCCTGGCGGGAAATGTATTGTTTGAACTCATCCTGTGCCGCAGTCATATCCGTGGGTTGCCACGGCACGAAGTTAAACGGTGCCCGTGGTCCTGGTTGAAGTCTAGCCTCTATCGCCCGGAGTCTCCCCAGAGGAGATGGCACGGTGGACTGCGTCTCTTGCTCTACCTGCTGGAGCCGTTCAGATGGGGACACAGGAACGGGCGTCCCCGAAGGAGCGGGAGTGGGGGTAGGCGCAGGCGAAGGTGGCGGAGTCGGGGCCGGTGTTCCTGCCGGAGCAGGACGCACAGCCGCTACCGCCGACCGCGAGGCGCGGATACGCTGCAAGGCAGTATCCGGCGTTTCGCCGGGCAATATCTTAGCCACCTAGACGCCTCCGGAGAGGATCTGCCGCGCCCGACCCAAGGTTGTCGTTCCCGTAGGTTGGGCGGGAGGTTTCGGTTGCGCTGGAGGCGCCTTCTGGAGCCCCGCCAGGAAGGTCGCCGCCTGCTCCAACATCACCTTGCGCTTGTCTGCGGCGATTACCGGAGTTGGCCCCGGCATGGCCGCAGGATTCTTGGGCTGCTTGGCCGCGGGAGGTGCCGCGGGACCAGCGGGAGAAGTCGGCGCTGTGCGTTTTAGGCCCCCTTGGGGAACGCCGCCAATGTCGCCGCCTGGCGTAAAGCCCAACTTCTCGCGGATCTTGTTGATCTGACTCCGGCGAGCGACCAAGTTACCAAGGACGCTTCCAGAACCACCTACACCTGACTGTCCCATGACTATTTCCTCCCCGGAGAGAACTTACGGACGGACTGGCGCCGCTTCCGCAGGCGCGACTGCACCTCCCGCACAGCATCCTGCGCCATCTGACGAACCTTCTCCTGCTCAGATGGCGGGTGATCACGCGCCGCCAGAAGTGCAGCCACGAACTTGTCGGCGCGTTCAGCGATCTGCATTTAACTGACCCTTCGTGGCAGTACAATCGGGGGCGCTGTAGCGGTCTCGGCCTCGCGCCGTTTCGCTCCCCGCTGGCCTTGGTAGAGCATCTCAAGGTCTGTTCGCTGCTGGAGGTACTCAAGAGGAGACACAGCGTAAACCGTCGTCAGGTTGGGGCGGGCGAAGATCTGCTGGGTCTGCTCCAACTGAGAGAGCGCCTTCTGTTGCTCCTTGGTCTGGGTGGTGGTCGTTGTCTGTCGTTGTGTAGTACCACCACCAGCCCCAGCCGCCTGCACAGCGGTCGCCTCCTGCTGTGCCTTCTCCAGGACCTTGGTCGCTTCTTCCGTCTGGCTGGTTTCCACAGCACCAGCGCGGGTGCCAAGAAACTCCGGGGTGCCCCCAACACCCACAGGCTTGAAGATCTGCTCACCCTTGGCAGCACGGGCACCCAGGTCGGCCATGTAGTCGTTGTAGAGTACGTCTGGATTGTCCAGAAGCCAGAGGCCAGCCTCGCGGCTGAGTTTGCCTGCCTGCACCTGGGCCTTAACGTGTGTCGCCAAGCCCGTCTCGAACCTGTCCAGGAACTCTTCTGGCGTCGGAACGTCTAGGTATTGGCGGGAGGTTCGCTGTTCGACCGAGACTGTCTCCGCTTGGCGGGTGACAAACTGGGAGATGTTCTCCGAGACGTTGCCGCCCGCCTGAGCGCCCCACAAGGAATTGGCGCGGCGCACCAGTTCACCTTGAGCCTGCGCCACCTGAGTCTGGGCCTCGTCCAATACCGATTGACTGGCGAGATCCTTACCAACAAGACCATGACGCTGCTGCATATTGGTTAGGTTAACCTGGGCATCCAGTAGGGCTTGAGCCGCATCCTCTACGTCCGCAGTATTGATGGGAACGTCGATACCCAGGTCGGCCAGCATCCGACGGAGTGCGGCCCGATCTATCTCTCCTGGCGTACCGCCGCCGGTCATCATCCGGTTAACGATGTCTTCGAGTGTGGGTGGTTCAGCCATTAGAGTCCCCGCTTGATGAGTCCGTAGACGGTCGCAATGACCGCCGTGACCGCAGCCGATACGATGGTGGTGATGCCGCCAACGTGGGTCAGGCTAGGCTTCGCCGACGGATGGTTGCTAATGTGCTCATCCACGCGCCCTGTTAGTTGCGTGGTACGGGCATCGGATTGAGTCATGCGATCATTCAGCAACCCGAACTGCTCCATCATCCGACCATCCATTGCATAAAGGGCCTGGTAAAGCTGGGCGCCGGATACGCGCTGTCCGTTTGGCTCTTCCATTGGTGTAGTGGTCATGTCTACCGTCCTAACGCCTCCGATGTGGGCACTGGCACCTACCACCCCAACACGCGCTGCACAGGAATACCAGACAGCATGGGCAGATCGTGAAGAATCTGAACATTGCTAGACTCCTGCCCTTTCACCGAGTTGGCCCATCATCCCTACTTCCGGTCCTGTCGCGGGTTGCCCTTGGCCGGTGCCTGGATGCTGGGTTGCGGCTGCAACGCCGGTCTCGGAGGGCATCGTATTACCGCCGGTCGGCATGGCCATCGTCTGCTGCCCATAGGCCGCGTTTTGGCCTGTCACCTGGCGGAACTGCATCTCCTGGACGTAGGCCGTCCGGAACTCATTGGTACGGATACGCGCCGCCATCTCCAGCTCTCCCCGGCGCTCCAAGGACTGAGCCACCTGCTCCAGGACGAGCACTGGATCGTTATTAGCGATGTCCTCCCACATGCGGTCAATCTCAGCCGCCGGGTCGTCGATCTGGAGGATGGTCTCCAGAACGGTCATCAGGCTCAGGACCGGCCGCTTCGGATCGAGGGCGAACCGGGCTGCCTGGATGCGTAGCGACATATCATCAGGCAGGCTGGGCTTGAAGACCGGCCGGGGCCGGTATCGGCGCCCACGGTCCAGGTCGATGGCCGGATCGAACTCGATGTTGAAGAAGGTCTGTCTCCGAACGATGGACGCCGACGCGGGCGCAGTCACAATAAACTTCTTGAGCGAGGCGCCTCCAGACTGGAACTGCGCCAGGACAGATGTGCCCGCCCGCGTACCGAAGTTCTCCATGCCATCATGGAAGGGCTCCAGGGCGTTGAGGGCGGCGTTAGCTATCTGCTGGAAGAAGATTCCGCTGCCCTGCATCGGAACCACAGCTTGGAGGATGTTGGAGAGGACACCCTTCTGGCGCTCTTGGTCGAGGAGAGCCACCAGCCGGTAGGCATCCGCCGACACCGGCGACATCTCGGCTCGGCGCAGGTCTTCCTCCGGACGGATGGCGACCTTCGCCTCGATGCCGGGTGTGAACTCTGGCAGCTCACCGGAGGCGGTCTTGAAGATCCAGGTGCCGTAGGTGCCGATACTGAAGTGATGGAAGATGGTGGCGATAAGTTCGTTGTACTGAGGCACCTGCTCCTCGACGGCCGACAAGAGGGAGCGGCCCGACTCGGAGACCCAGGAGTTGCTGGCCATCTGCCAGAAAGCCCCATACTCACCCAACCCCATCAGCCGCGCCCTATCCCGACTCCGCTCCGCAATGAGGTTCATAATCGCGGGCTTGGTGACGATGTTGACGCCGTTTACCGCCACACCAAAGACCGGGAGCGCCTGCGGTGAGAATCCGTGTCTGTAGGGGGGTATGAGCCACTTGGCCCCAGCCAGCGGCAGGACGTTGTTGGGGTTGTAGAGTTGGTAGGCTGGAATGGCCAATCCCAGTACCCCGGCCACACCGGGCACTTCCCCACGGTCGTTAGACCAGTATTCGAGCTTGACCGCCGGACTGTTGGGGTCGAAGTTCCTGTCGTTGTACTCTTCGCCATAGGACTCCGGATAGAGACTCGCCAGGTCGCCCATCGTCGTGGACTTCTCGATGATGTTGTAGTTCAGACCCATCGCGTCCAGGTACGGATACACAGTACGGGAGTCGTAGATCTCGGCGATCACCGGCGCCTCCCGGTACTTCAGAGCCTCCTCGGTGACGTGTATCTTGCCCCAGATCCAGCCGCGGAGAAGGGCCTGCATCGCCGCCTGCTTCCAGAGCGGCATGAGGCCGCGCATGGAGAAGTTCTCATCCACGTCGTAGATGATGCCTTGGAGGGTACGTTCGACCTTACCAATCCGCCGCCGCTCGTCCATGTTCTCATCGGTGATTTCATTGAGGGGGATGCGCCAGAAGGACTCATTACGGGTCAAGATCGAAAGGGCGGCATCCAGGGCTGTCCGGGGTTCGTTGCTGACGAACCGTCGGTAGCCAACTGGTTTGAGTTGCTGCACGATGTCAAGCATGAGATATAGCGCACACCAGTAGTCCATACGAACATGCAGGGGACTCCAGAAGCGTTTACCGTATGCCAACTTGGTTGTGATGCTCTGACGGAGTTGGTCCGCGTCCTTCTTGTTTAGAAGCGCACTCTTAGGAATGGCCATCTCAACCTATCCTCATACCATCCACCATTGCGAGCCGTTCTTCGGCTGGCGGTGGGGATTGATAATATTCCCGCATTGGCCCACCAGGATTACGTCGTCTTCGTCTTTGCGCTGGCCCGGCTTCCGGCGAACCTTGGCCTCCGGCGCCATAAACAGGCACCCGGCCACGGACATAAGGATGTCGTCATGTGACCCGTAACCGGCGGCCTGCGCCTTCATCCGGTTCTGGGCCTTCGTCCAGTCGAAGGTGCCCTGCTCCTGTACCTCCAGGGCATCCCGTGTGACGTAGGTATGATTCACCACCGCCGTCCGGTAGCCTTGGAGGAGTTTCTCGCGCATTGGCTGAGTCGGGTAAATGCCGGGTTTGATGTCCTTCTTGGGCTGCATAGGATCGTAGTGGTAGTAGATGTTCGGATAGAGGAGTTCCCGTACCCGATCCAGGCACGCCGAGCCGTGTCCGATGCGCTCCACGCCCAGCAGTGCGTTGCCGTAGTATTCGCCGATAGCGCAGGCGATGGCCGCGGCGTCGTTCGGCGTAACCTTCGCCCGAAAGCGGGCAGCCTTGTGCATCGTCCCCGCGTTCAGGATGTTGATGGCAGTGAAGTCTGCCGTCTCACCCTGTTCACCACTAGCACAGTCCACATAGACCACGTAGATCTGCGTGGGATCGGGGAACTCCCAGACGGCCAAGCGTCCGCTGCCAAAAGGCACTGGCGACTTGTTGTAGGGCAGAACGTCGTGCTCCATGACCGGGGGCGTGATGAGGTTCCTGTACCATTCCAGGTGGTCGATGCCATCTGGAGTCTGGAAGTAATTTCCAGAAATGGAGAGAAAACATCCCTCCAAGGACTCAGGGAACTCCTGGGCGAAGGGTGTAGTGGTCTTGGCCAGGTCTGCCATCTTCAGGCGGCGCCAGAGGATGCGGTCAGGAGTCAGGTCCGCCTTGTGCATAAGGCGCTCTTCCTCCGGCGTCGGCCGGAAATTGGCCAGCTTCTCTTGCAGTTCATAGGCGGGGATCATAATGTCCACCCCCGGCTCGGAGCCCACACGGTAGCGGGGCTCCATCCACCACGGGTAGAGATGCACGGTCCAGAGACTCGCCGGATTGTTAGGACGGGCATCCAGGATCTCGTTGTAGTAGTAACCCTCAGCCCCATTGGGCGTGCTCTCCAAGACGATTGACCCAAAGGGCGGGCCGGGCACCGAAGGCTTCAGTCCCCCCATCAAAGGGCCGACGGTTTCCGGTCTCCAGTGCGCCACCTCCGAAAGGTGGGCTCGGTGAGCGGTACGAGAGCGCCCGATGATGCGCTTCTCACCGGACTGAAAGATAACCCGGCTCTCCAGACCGGCGATGGCCAACTCGTCGTCGTTGTCAACCGCCAGTGTGTACTCCATGCCATGCGCCGCCAGGTCTCTCAGATGATGCTTAATGCGGTGGCGGAAGGCCTGTGTATCGGGATCATTGTGGACACCCGTGATCGCCGTGTAGCCCCAGGTAGTGGTGAGTTCCCGCGCCGTGACCGCCAGTTCCAGACTAGAGGTCCGGGACTGCCTCCCCTTCACCCGTATGTCGCGCCCCGTTGTGTCCTCCAGCATGAGTACCTGCTGGGGGAAGAGTTTAAATGGCACGATCTGTTGCTGAAGGTCAGGGACCGTTAAAAAAGTCTCAATCCACTCCCGAATGGCGGCCGGAGAACGATCAAAGAAGAGAGGCTGGACGGCCGGATCAAGTTCGGTCCCCAGCTTCTCCACGGGAGGCAAATGCACTTCCCGCGGCATCATTCTCCTCCTACCCGACCAGGCCTACTTCTTGGCCTTTAAAGCGTTTCGGGCGAAATTAACCTTACGCATCAGCGCCAGGCCTTCCGCGGTGAGCTTGCCGTCCTTGCCCTTCATCTTGCTGGCCGCCTTTGCTAGGCGGCTGAGATCCTGCTCGGTGAGGGTATCCTTCTCGCCGGAGAGGAGTCCCCGTTTCTGGGCGATTGCACGTAAACTGCCCGTGGTGCCCTTGCTCTCCATCCTGGCCCTTGCCGGACCCATCCAACGCTTCTCTGCCATAGGTCTTACCCCTTCTTCGCGGGAATGTAGACACCGTCCCGACGCAGCCGACCGGCCCTTTCCATGCTGTGGGCGACTGCGGCTGCCTGTTTACGCCCTTGTGCGGTATTTGGCACCTCACCGGACTCAACCAGATGCGCGATCTTCTCGCTGACGCGCTGTTGCGCCCCCTTGGAGAGGTGCGCCTTCACCTTCTTCCGGTGCTCCTTGAGCCGCTGATGAACGCCCACGACTTGTCTCTTTCGGGAAGCGCCGCCCACCTGCTCCGGATAACCACCCTGGATTCCGGCCAGAAGCTCGGTGCTCATGTCGCCCGCCACGGGCTATTCCTTCCGGGGAGCAGCGTTCTCCTGGACTTGGAGCTGGGTCGGTGCCTGTGGGCCACCAGACCCCATCCGGGCCGCCGCCAGGACTTCATTCACTTCGCGCAAGAGCTGGCTTTCCCTCTCCTCCGCCCGCTGCAACTCCTTGCTTCGGGCCACCGACTCAACGTCGTAGGGAGGACGGGTAGGCGGACGCGGGCGTACCGAGCCCCACTTGTTGGCCTTGTACTCCGCGGCCCACAACTCACTGATGATCTGCCGCACCGCGTTCAGTTCATCAATGATGTCCTGAATGGCGCGGGGAACCACTGGGGCGGGTTTCAGGGCCCCGGCGCCAGCTTGGGCCAGGGATTCCTGTGCGGCCTTGTCGGTATTCTGTGGCTCCAAACGTGGGGCGGTGCCGTCAGGACGGCGGGATGGGTAGTACATATCGAAGGGCATAGTGAGGCTCCTTGCTTAAATGCTTACGCGCCTTATCCTTCTAGTCTCAGCGTATCGAATGGGGTGGGGAATTGTCAACTCCAATGATCATTTGGTATTCTAGGGGTGGAGGGAGAGAGATGCCAGTACCTCACGGAGCCAACATCGAGCGTAGGTTCATACCCTTGGTCCCCTGTCCAGACAAAGCCGGGTGCTTCCACATCCCGAAGGACGCACAGGAACGCCACAAGGACTGGCTCATCACTGATACGTTCGTGAACCCCGCTACCGGGGAGGCATGGATGCTGGTCGCGAGGAAAAGAGAGGAAGAACTAAACTAGACCGAAAACCTCTTCGCCCGTTTTCCAGAAACCCCGCATCGGCGTCCAGCGCCAGTCTGGATGCAGGTCGAGGAAGTCAAACCAAAACCTGTCCCACCACTGCACCAGCCGCCGCTTCTGTTCCTCCGGCAACTCACGCAGGGGCGGCAGGATCAGGTACTTCTCCTGGTTCCAAGAGCGGTTGGTCTCCTTGTCGATGAAGAACTGGTAGCCCTCCAGCCTGGCGGCGATCTCCTCTTTGCTGATCCCCTGTACTGCGGATCCCCACCGCCGGTAGGGGACAGGATCATCCAGCATGGCGTCGGTGTCGAAAAACCACCGCACCGCCTCATCCGTCTTCCGCACCATCGCGCCACTCAGGGCGAAGGGAATGGTCTGGGCAGGTGTGAACCTCTCCAAGGCCCAGTGACCACCATACTCGCGCAGGGTGAAGTGGCCGCGGCCGGTGAAACCGGGCTCACTGCGGAACCAGTCCTTGGCCAGAATGAGGGCCTCGTTGAGCTTGGGGCGGGGATCTCCCCCGTGCTGCATGAGCCAGACCTTGGTGCCGTGACCCACCCAATCCTTGGTCGGCTCGCCGTAGACCGCGCCGGGTGGCCAACTCTGGCCACAGGCAATGGTCTTGCAGCCGCTCTTCTGATAACCACAGAGGAGGCAGTTCTCGGAGTCAACCCACGGGTGGTAGAAACTACCTACGTTACAGGAAAGATCTGGGGAACAGCACACTGTCTTCTCCTGGTCTGCCTGTTATTCCTTGGGCTGGTCGGCTTCGGCCTGCTGGCTATAAGGGCATCTCAGCCCTTCCCGCTCTGGTGTCCCCAGTGCCGACGTGCGGGCGGCGGTTCGCCCCCAGAAAGAGCTGGCTCTTCTTCTAGGGGCTAGGCACCACGTTCACACCACGCCAGCGGTCAGCCCAAGGAATAACAGACCAACCCTACTGTGGGCCGCCCCCATCCGCCCCATCCCTACGTTGTCCTGGGCAAAGGCGGCGTGGCAAGTAGTACCGCTCCGGGTCTTCGGTTATGCGCGGCGGCGCCTTGGGTCGCGGTGCGACCGGGGCCATTGGTTCTTTGACCGGGGCTTCTGGTACGGGCATGGTTCTTCCTCTATCGTGGTAGGGGTCTAATGTGCCGCCGCACCCACTCACGGTCACGGATGGCCTGCGCTGCCTTCTCCGGGTCAGGCTTGGAGTTCTTCAGGTAGTGAACCAGCCACCGTGCGGCCTTACCCGTGAACGTTGGGATGCCTTCGATTGGTCGCGCCATGTTCTACCTCAGTAGGGCCACCAGGGAGATGAGGATAGCGGCAACGCCGAACACGGCCCCAAGGCAGGTGCCGAGGGTGTTCCAAAAGACCAGTTGCGGGGTCCAGGCGGAGCGGTTATCCCCCTCCATTGGGTGCCTCTTTCTTGCGGTGCCCGCTGCCTACACCATTTCGCCGCCCCCACTGTTGACGGTGGTTACACCGCCGCGGCCCTCCCTCGAACAGCAGGCATCCCTTACACTCTCAGTGTAGAGGAAGGGGCGGAGGAATTGTCAAGGCGTGTGATCCAATTGGAGGAAATGTCGCGCAGAATGGCGCATCTGAAACGAAGCTAAATCCACAGGGAAATGCCGAGGGAAATGTCGCATAGAGACAGGGGTTGACAGGCGGGGGAGAGGTGCAGTAGAGTGAGGAATCCCCGCCAAGGCTAATGCTGGCTCCCCAGCCTGGGCTCGAACCAGGAACCTCCTGCTTAACAGGCAGGCGCTCTACCGATTGAGCTACTGGGGAACTCCAAGGACAGTATAACACAGCGCGTGGTTAACAGCCGCCCGCTCACTTCTAGGACGGTTCCGCCGATACTAGGGGGATAGGTTCCAGGACTTGGAGATGGATCTGACAGAGGACTTCGGCCGCGCACTCACCCTAGAGGGGCTCCGTCCCTCCACCATCCGTCACTATGTCCGGGACGCTGGGCGCCTTTGTTTATACCTCCGCAGCCGGGGCCTAAAGGAAGTCACGCCCGCCCTACTGCGCGAGTACCTCATCGTCTTCCAGGACGGCCGCAAGGCCAAGACCCTCCGCGAGGCCCAGATCGCCCTCCGGCGTTTCTTCCGTTTCCTTGTCTCCGAGGGCCACCTAGCCTCCGATCCCACGACAGGCATCCGGCTGGCCGCCTTCCGCACAGAGCCCCAGCCCACCTACACCGATGAGGAGGTGCGGCGGCTCCTAGACTCTTGTTTCACTGAAAGCCGTTCTGGTATAAGAGACCGGGCCGTTGTTTTAGTTCTATATGATACCGGCATCCGGGAGGGGGAGCTGATCTCGATGGGGGCGGTACATTGGGAGTGCAGAAAGGCC